TGAAGATTTAATGTAGCAGTAATTTTCCAAACACCAGTACGAGGAAAAGTGAAAACTCCACTGCTATGACTAAAATCAACTGTTCCAACTTGTTTAAAAGATGAAACACCTTGATTACTTCCAGCATCAAAATCATTAGTGTTATTTATAGTAGTAAACGAAGTTAATAAAAGATTAGTATCGGCTGAAGGAGTTTGACTTCCAGCGTATGCCCACCAGTGAATTTCATAAGGAGACTTAATACCTAAATCACTAAGTTCTGGAGCAGAGCCATTTACTTTTTGTATTGTGTCTACTTTTAATGTGCTTGTCATTGTGATGCTCCCTTACGTTCAAACATAACTCCAGTTCTAGTAACATTACTTGCCCCTTCTATTGCTCCACCAGTGGAAAGACTACTTAAATCTAATTTTACTTTTACATTTGAAGTATCGGTTACATTAACTAGACTAAAACCTGCAACAGAGTTATTTACGTTTTCTGTACCATCTTCCCCTGCTCCAATTCGCATAACTTCATCCCATGAACCACCATTGTTTTGAGTAACTTGTAACCTTACTCTTATAACTAGGTCATCATTAGTTGAATAAACATCTGCCATAGCATCAACACGATATAAACCTGTTCTTGGAAATGTAAATACTCCTGAAGAAACAGTCATACCAGTACCTATTGTGCCAGAACTTGCATCATCTATGCGTTCCCAATTTGTAAGATCTCCGTCTGCGTCAAGGTCGGAAGTCAACCTAAACATATCTATCATGTAATTGTTTTGTATAAGCTCACCTCCACTTGTGATTGTTGCTGAACTTGTACCACCACTGTGTTTTATATTATCTACTTGTAAGTTTGTTGCTTGAATTATTCCTGACATATCGCTCTCCTCATCCCATTCTCATCCCTTGAAAATTCAATTCACCTACACCAGCGTAATATTTTGCATTTGATCCGTAGAATGTTAAATACACATAATCACCTTCATCTAAATTGTAAGTAACAGTAATGTGACAACTTCCGTAGTCGGCAGCATCAGCCTGATTCCAATATGTATAAGGAGTATATAACGCTACGTCAGCCGCACTATATACCTTTATATTCGGATAACAATTTCCTCCGCCAGATGTAGTATAAACAATTCCCATGTGTAAATGAAACCAATAAAGCCCTGCACCACCTGTTGGAACAGTAAATTTTCCTGTACTAGCGTCATATCCATTGCCAAAATTATGTCTCACAACAGGTACAACAATCGGTGAAGTTGTTACATAAGCATTATTATTCCCCACTGCCAAAAATGCTATCTTATTCGGAGTTGTAACTCTTCCTGTGTCGTTGATAGATAAGCCAGTGTTAGCAGAGCCTTTAGCGTTTATTTCGTTTACATGAAGTTTAGACAATGGTCATCTCCCCATTTATTGTGAGTGTAACCCCACTGTTTATAGTGATATTCCCTGCAATCATTCCTCTTTCTCCTGAAGCTATAGTAGTATTTGTTGTGATTGCAGAACCATTAATCCTAATACCTTCTCTGTAAATAGTGCTTGATAAGTGTGTACTTGCAACTGAGCCTGTAGTGGGTATAACAGAGTTACCTACTTGTCCTAAACAAAGTACGTAGTCTATAGTGTCCGAAGAGGTTAACGCTTCTGCAAAAACCAAATTAGAACCAGACACAGTAAACGCATTTACAGGAGATTGAGTGACTCCGTTTAAACTCACTATTAACTGATTTGCAGTTGCAGGAGTAAACGCTGCACCACCCCTTTGAAGTGCGTAAGTAGCTGTTGCACTTGCGTTAAGAGAGTCTAGTAATATATATTCTCCTGTTAAAGGAGCTTCACCTATGTATGGCATTAGTCAGTCTCCTATTTTGCTACAAGTTTATCTCTAGCGGCTCTATCTTTATAGTCACTCCTTGCCGTAACTAACTTTACAAAGTCTGCTTGATTGCTTGGGATTGAGTCTGTGAAACTACTGTCGTTCATAAGTTTTGTTGTCCACTCTGACTGCATCCTTTTCCAACAGTTGTTCTTCTTGCCTGTCATTGCCGCTTGTAACCATGCGTCTAGGTCTAGTAAGTCGTTTTTTAATATTGTTTGTTCTGTGTCTGAAAGTTCCACAGTTAGTGTTAGTTTTGCCATTTGTTTCTCCTATGCAACTAAATAACCAGAAAAATGACAATCATTGTCATTAGTAAATGCTTGTTGTGCACCCGCACCTTGATAAAGTTGAACGTAAGCCGTATCACTTGCATCCATGTCGGCTAAAACGCTTACTGCATCACTGTAATAACTTAATGTTCCACTCCATCTTCCAGGGTCTATCAAACCAAAATAATAATTAAAGTTTGAGGTTACTAGTTTAAGTTGATAATAGTCTGCATCATTATCTAAATCAGAAATTCTAATATTTACATTAAGTTGGTAGCGACCTGTTACTGGAGCAGTAAAATTAGGTGACGAAAAATCTGCATTATTGTCAAATCTCTCAGTTACAAATGCAATAGTATGCCAACCATTTATTGAGTAAGCACTTGAGTTAGAACCTGACCTCGCCATAAAAGCAGACTGATTAGGCATAGTCACATGACCATTTCCGTCTACCATTAGGTCAGTATTTCCACCATAATCCTGAACTATAAATGTTCCTGCACCAGTATTATTTGCACCACCCTTTACTACCAATGCTGTACCATTGCCACTACCAGATGAGTTATGGAAAAATCCTGCATAATCAGAACCACTTGTGGTTACTGAATGTACTTTATAGCTAGGACTAGCAGTACCTACACCTAGTTCATCTAGGTTGCCAACTCCTTTACCAATTACTTTTGATAGTGCCATTTATTCCTCCTATGATGGTTTTGTTGGGAATGTTACATTAGCTATATACGGAGGTGGACCACTTTTAGGATCTACAGTTTTTGGTAAATCTCGTAATTTTTGTCTGTAAGTTTTCCATTCGTCTTTTTTGCTACCAGATAAAGGACTATCTGCTGCCTGTGTCCAATCTGATTCTGCTAACAAATTATTTCTATAATCTCTAAATACTTCCCAAGAATGTTTATCTGCCATTTTATTATCCTATTAAATATCCGCCAAAGGTGCTTCTAGTACAATCTATAGTAAAGCTATCACCATTATTATTATTAAGTTTGATTACTACGGTAGCGTCTTTGGCACAATTAATAACTGCATTATTACCTACAGTCGTATAATAATCATTATACACAATAGCGGCGGCTCTATAAGAACTACTACCTCCAGAAGTATAAACTAAATACGCTTCAGGCCCACCAGAGCCATTTGTTGTATTAGTATAAGTATACCAGAAAAAGTAAACCCCTGCTACTGGACAAGTAAATGTGTAGTTGGTTGTATTATAATGATTTCCATGATTTTCCCAAGTAGTGTTAATCTGAAGATTTTGGTAAGCTGCACTTCCACTCCACGCTTGAGTACTATTTCCAACACCATGAAAATAAGGTCTTAGTGGTGTTGTTACATAACCATTACTATCAATTGACATTGCAGTTTCAATAGACGCACCAGTTTTTTCGGTGTTAAAAGTTAATTTACCAGAATCAGTCGCACCATCAGCAGTTGCCCTTATACTTGCTAGTGAAGTATCTGTACCATTTCCAAAATGAATACTACCAAAAGCACCAGTTGTTGAACTATCTGAAGAAACTATCCCTAGTTCACCACTACCATCTGCAATACTTCTTGAAATCGTTGCTTGTCTAGATGGACTAGCGGTACCTATACCAACTCGGTTGTTAGAACTATCCACCTTAAACAAAGGACTAGTTCCCAACTTTGCACTTGTTACACTCCCATCTGGAGGTACTACAGTCTGTATAGCTTTCCCTTGAAAGATGACATAAATTGAGTCCGAACTTGCTACTGCTTCTGTAAAAGTAATTGTAGTGCCGGATACAGTATAAGCTTTTCCTGATCCGCCTTCTTGTCTTACATTGTTTACAAATACTTCTATCTCAGACTCTGAGCTTACACTATGACTTAACGTATAAGCCGTAGCTCCAGAACCTGTAATGGTTTGTTTATCCATTGAGGTATAAGAAGTACTTGTTTGATTACCTACGTATCCCATCATTTACTCCTTAAGTAGAGATTGCGTCAACTGCTGAAACCCAAGCATCTATACTATTAGCAGTATCTGATTGAATCCAAAGTCTATCGCCATCTTGAACAACTACCTTAGCTCCACCATCCATTAATTGTAATGCGCCTCCTGCGGCTATAGGAGCATCTTTAATTAAGTAATAAGTATTTGCTGCATTATCAGTTGGATCATCATCAGCGTCACTATTATAATCTGTAATAAATACTGTAGCTTTAATCATGTTAGTTGTTCTGTTTGCTAAATGTATCCCTATTATTGTATCATACGAATTGAAATCCGTTCCGTTCGGAGCATCAGCTGCCGTTGTTCCAATGCTTCTAAGAGCATATCTTCTAAAATTTTGTGCCATTACTTTCTCCCATTATAAGGCTATTCCCATTGCAATAGTAAATCCTGCTGTTGGAAGACTTGCTACGCTTGTTGCTGCAACTTCCCATCCTGAACCATTATAAACATATAGATCATTATCACTAGTATTATAGTACAAATCGCCAGCTGTTAAAGCATCACCATCATTATCTTGCGAAGGCGCTGAACTCTTAGCTCCTAAGTATACGTCATCAAAAGAATCAGCTGAAGCTGCCGCTTGTTCTGCATAATACTTAGCTGAATAAACTCCTCCAGCTACGGCTGTACTAGTACTAAATCCAGATCCACCACCTATAGCCCATTGTTTAGCTGATCCCGCAGATATTGCTGTGCCTGATATAGCATAAGACTTTGCTGAATGTTCTGATCCATCTACTGCGTCTGCCTCTACTGCCCAAGACTTTGCTGATCCTGAACCAGCAGTATCAGTAACTCCTGTTCCTCCAATAGCCCAAGCTTTAGCAGAATGATTAGAACTTTCTACAGCTCCATCCACTTTTAATGCGTAGTTTTGAGCGGTTGTAGCGCTTGTAGCGGCTTCACTAGCTTTTGTTGTTGCCGTACTAGCTTGTGTTGTAGCAGTAGTCGCTGAGTTACCTGCATTTGTGGCACTTGTAGCGGCTTCACTAGCTTTTGTTGTAGCGGTTGAAGCAGAGTTACTTGCGTTTGTTGCACTCGTACTTGCTTCACTAGCTTTTGTTGTTGCTGTATCTTTATGACCGCTTGCGGTTGTAGCATGACCACTTGCAGTTGTGGCAGAACTAGCTGCGTTAGTAGCACTTGTGCTCGCTGCAGAAGCACTAGATAAGGCAGAGTTTGCCTGTGTTGTAGCACTTGTGGCCTGCGTAGAAGCTGTTGAAGCTGAAGCTGCCGCGTTTGTTGCACTAGTTGCCGCGGCTGTTTCACTTGCAGCGGCATTTGTAGCGTTTGTATTAACAGAAGATACAGAGTTACTAGCTGTTGTAGCACTAGACGCTGCGCTTGTTGCGCTTGAAGCTGCTGCAGTTGCGGAACTAGCTGCTGCAGTTGCTGAAGCCGCTGCTTCTGTAGCCTTCGTTGTCGCTGTAGTTGCTTGTGTAGTAGCTGTAGCTGCTTGAGTTGTCGCGGTCGTTGCAGAGTTTTGAGCACTTAAAACGTCTGCTGCTACTAAATCTGGAATCCCGTCAATTTTTGTGTCTGTGAATAATCCACCGTTAGCCGCATTATCTGTAGCACCAGTAAATTGGCCGGGTCTAGCTGCTGTTGTCATATCAATCCTCTCCCGTTAAAATTGATTTGTATATTACCGCCTGATGCGTTGCGTTTAGCATCTTCATCGTTCAACTGTGCAATCTCATCTACAAACATTTTTTCGTATTTTAGAGCTTGTTCATCATCTTGGACAAAGGCAAACACTTGGGCTAACGCTCCGTATAATAGTATCCTTTCATTTTCATCTCGTAACCAGTTAGGGACGTCTGTTCCTATATAGTTAGCTGTATTTGTTCCTGCACCATCTGCAGCAGCAGTTGCTTCTGTAGATGTAGCGTAAGCGGTTGTTGTGTTACCGTTTACAAAATATAATGCAGTTGTTCCTCCTGATGTAGTAAGAAATCCTGCAGAATAGTTAAGGGTAGTCACAGCATATTTTGCGTCTAATGCTGGTAATCTTCTATAATATAGTAGTTCAATAGAATTAGCAGGATTACCTAATGTATTTTCTCCAAAGCCTGGAGAAAGAATTAATACATTTTTCTCTCTTGTAAAATAATTATTTCCAGTATATTTTTCTGCGCCAGGATCATTGAAAGTTCTTACATCTACTTTTTCGTTCCATACTCTAGTTGGTAAACCTGAAGAATCTAGTTCTTTTACTTGTATAATCTCTATCAAATCAAAAGGAACTTTTATTTGTGTTCTGCTTTGATGATGGGCACTAGCTCCAATAGTTCCTGAATCCAATAGTGTTTTTTCATATACTGCAACATTTTCTAGTGGAGGTACTCTTAAAGTTCTATATGCTTTGTCTGCTGCGTATTTTAAAGCATCTTGAATTATAGCATCACTTACAACTTCTTCATCTCTATTAGACCAACTACGAACTAATGCTGTTAGCTGAGTATATGTTAAAGCCATTATATTCTCCTATGTGTTAATCAATAGATCAGGATATTCAAGCTTTAATATAACTTTTAACTTTTTCATATTGTTAGAATCTTGAGAAAACAAAGGATCATGAAGATCTATGTGATGATCTTCTTTTATTTTTATAGCAACTATATCTGGTATAGTAGCCATCTTACGATATCCTTTATATTTTGTTCTTCCAAAATAACTCTGCTTGTCTCTTTCCTCTTTTGCATGATCTTTGTATTGTTGAATATTTTGAGTAGCTTGCCATTGTCCTGATTCTAAATCAAAGCCTGCTTTAATAGATTGCTTAGGTGCAACTGTAGCACTTGAAAAATTAAATTCCATTTGTTTAGGCATAATTACTCCTATGTAGCAGGTTCTGTAATGGCAATGAATCTACCAGTCTTACCAATATAACCTAGTAAATCTCCAGCTGTTGCTGCTGCCGGGTTATCACTTAATCCAGGATTTGGTTCAGCACCTGCTGATTCAGTAACAGTTATAAGTGATAGATGCGTTAATTTATAACCACCACCTGTTGCTGCACCTATTCTGTATACACACTTTTCTACTGGATATATATTTCCGTTTGCTGCTTTAATAACGTACATTTTTCCCTCCGTTATTTCTTTATTTTTATTGGTTTATTTTTTGCAGATTTACATCCCTTAGCTCTGGCCATAGTTAATCTCCAATAAGTTAAAAAATAAGGGAGGATCGTTAGACCCTCCCTTAAAAATGTCTTAGTTAAGACCGTAAATAGCACCGCAACCTTTTGGATTACGTACTTCGAGTGTGCACTCTTCAACCATCATTCCAACAGTTGAGTCACCCTTCTGGCCTACGTCCACCTCTTGTAGAGATCGTAGATAGGCAGTTGAGAACCACATTGGATCATAGATATATGCTGCAAAGTCAGCCATATCTGGTATTCCATTACCACTAAATTTAGTAGATGCATGACCATCACCTAAGATAGCAGCATGGTTATTAGTTAGTCCCATAATGTAGTTAGGCACAACCATAATGTCACCAAAGTCAGACATATATACGTCAACAGACTGACGAAGTTTTCCGTCAGAATCCATGTTACGTCTCACGCCTGTATCACTAACCATTAGGTCCGAGAAGTCTCGACGCAATTTAGGTGAAAGCATAACTTTAGAAGCTTTACCACCTTCCTCATAGATCTTTTGCATAACAGCATCAATGTCTGTTAAAGCAAGAGAACCTCTTGTTGGAGCAGTAGTACCAGCATTGATGCTACCTCTAGGAATAGCAGTACCTTCATTATCAGTACCTGCACCTGTGGTAGCTGCAGATGGAGCTTCCCATTGACCTACATAGTTACATGTAGCTGCACTGTTAACGAATGATGAATATCCGCCAGCTGAACGTGAGTTAGCGTTCTGAGAACCAACAGCGTTAGAAACGTTGTGAGCATGAATCATATCAAATTCAACGTCACGTCGAAGTTCAGTACCACGCTTTTTAAGTTGATACGCATATTCGTCAGCTACACCAGCCTGATCAACAGCTCGTCTAGTTCCTGACACAGCAATAGTTTTACCATTGATCTGTGTGTAGTT